AAGGGTCAGGGGTGTCGCCGTGCTATTAAAAAACCGCCCCCCTTTGCGTGAATTGCACGAAACACACAACGTTTGAAGGTTTGATTCATTATCGGCGTTGCCTTCACCAAACAAGTGTCTTGGAACTATGTGGTCAACCGAATTGCCCTCCATACCGCATGCCTGGCACGTGTGACCGTCGCGCTGAAGTATGCGTTGGCGTATTTTGCGCCATTGGCTTGTGCTTCCATTGTCCTTCAATGCACTGGCCATTAGTAGTAGTTCCTTTGCTGATGAAACGCCCATGCTTTGCATGGTGTTTGATAACGAATTGTGACATAACGAAGCGTTGCGTCAATCTGTCTAAATGGGTCAAGGTCACGATAATGCTTTGACCGCATTTGCCCTAAGCCGTAATGACTGCCATTGCGTGCAGTGTATGACCAACGACTTTCCTTTGTGATTATCTTGTTAAAGCATTGGAATTCTTTGTAGTCAAGAATCCTAGAATGTGCATATAATTTCAAATGGTCTATTGAATAGTTTGCCGCATTGGCAGGGCTTGCCCCTAGCATTGCGATTAGGCTAGTGATTAACAACAACATTTGAATTCTTTTTCTATCTATCTTTTTATTTGTAAGATACTTTGAAAGATATTCATTCTTAGTTTTACCCACAAAATGCGTGTTGTTGTTGTATGCGTCAAGCGTACACCCCCTCGTCAAGGGTTGAATAACTTCGTGCGTGGCCTTGGGCGTGTCCCACAAGTTTTGCACGGTTGTGGATAAACCCTGTTGATAACTTTTCACTGTCCACCCCAACCCGTGCCTTTGAAGGATATGCCAAAAGATGAGTAGGTGCGGCTCATGTTTTGACCGCAGCAGATTGGGTTGTGTTCGTCGTGGATTGACTTATCCACCTCAACACTGATTTGGCACACCGCGCATTTAAACTCATAGATTGGCATTTGAAGTTCCTATCTGCGCAACCCCCATGACTTCGCACTTGGTGCATTGAATTACTTCCACACCGTCGGGAAGGTTGTCCGTCACCTTGTGGATTACCTGTTTCGTTACCTTTTTGCATTTTCTGCACTCAAACTGAACTGTGTCCATAGTTGCTTCTCCTAAGGTTTTCAATAGGTTGCAAGTTGATTTGTGTTACCCACCAATTTGGTTGCTTACTGTGTCGGTACTTTGGACGTTTAGCCATGGCAATGGGAATCCAACCCGCAATGAAATAATGTGGTGATTCACCAGTGACCAGGATTGCCACGTCGTCAGTGCGGTCGTATTCGTGAATTATGAGTTGTCCTGCAAGGTACTTAGTCCAACGCACTTCAAAGTGTGAACCGACGTCAGCCTTAGTTTTGCCCTTTTGCTCAAATGGGTCAAACTCAACGTTCAGATACTTTGCAACGACCCATTCGCTGCCGATACTTTGTGCGTCTTGTGCAATGAGGTCATGAAGTGATTTCTCAGTTGAGTAACCGCCTGGACGTGTTTGCCAGTAGTCCGTGTTGGCCTTTGCCAAATGGATTGCTGCGTCGTGGCACGTAAATTCTTCCTCACGCGTTAAGGTCATTTTCAACGGCAGCCCACACAAAACCAAATAATCTTTTCATTGCCATAGCCTTTTTGATAGCCAAATGCGTCAAATCTGACAAGACTAGAACATTTGTCACACTGTTCCATTTTGTATTCTTCGACCACTTTTCCATTCTTGAGCAGTTTGCCAATCATGGTTTGCGGGTTGATTATCTCCATGTAATCGCTCATAGGAACATTGCCCCAATCAGTAGCAAAACCAAGACAACTTCAACGCACACTAGTATTTTGATTAAGCGTTGTTTTGTCATACTTGTGGTTTCCAAGTTCCGTCGCTAGTAAAGACGTACCACAATGGCTCACACTGGTCAGGCTTCTTGCCGACGCAAGAAAAGTTAGCCCAATCCTTGCCTGTTTTGGCACTTGTACCAGTGCGCCAAACGCGGTGACCATGCTTGCATTGCGGTGATTCCTTGACCAGTTCCCCACCCAATTGCTTGGATACTTCTGCAATGCCTGAGGCGAGTGTTGGCACACCAGCAGCAGCCACTTCTTCTTCAGTCTTGTAACTTGGAACTTCCCCAAACTTGGTTGTCCAATAGTCGTATTGCTTGTCCGTGTTGGCGACCTTTGCTGACGTCTTTTCTACCTGTTCCATTATCTCTTTGGTGCTTCTCTCAGCCCCACCCATGACAAGTTGTTGCACCCTCATAATCGCTGAGGTAACTGTATCTTCCACAAACCAGCGTTTCATGTTTTGTTGGTATGCGCCTTGGTAGCCGTAGGCATAGTCAACGCCTGCTGGACGAGAATCTTCCTCATGACGAAACGCCTTTGCTTCAACTAACACGTAACCCTTGTCAGCGTTAAATTCGACAATGCTGGTTTCAATGCGTCCAGTTGGGTAGGTGCGATTCCAACGTTCTAAACGCTCGCGGCTTGCCTCGTAATTATCCAAAAACCCCATTTATTTCACTTCCCTTTTGGATTGTGAAATGTGACGGCTAATGGCACGCCCACGTGTATAGCCTTCACGGCTTCCGTCTTTGTGTCCCCATGAATAACCCAGGGCAGCGGCTAAAGTGCAAAGCACACCGATTAGGAATAAAGCCCGCAAAGTCTGCGGGTCTAATAAGTCAACGACCATTTTGAATTCTCCCGATTCTTGGTGGTAACGACTACCACCTGCACTCAGGGTGACGCATAAGGCGCGCCAAATCAAGAACCTTGCGTGTTTGTCGGCGTGTCACCTGACTTTGGCTTGGATTTCAGTCCGTTTCCAGCAAGCACGCCACCAAGCGAACCAGTCAAGAAAATGGCTAGGGTTTTCAATAGGTCAATAAAGGCTGCGTCGTTGGGTGCTTGTGCCCCAATTGGTTGAGTGACAAAAATAAGCGCATACGTTATGCCGACTGTAACAATTAGAAACACGGCTGCAAGTGTCGAACCGATTATCAAAATTAACTGCGCGTGAACGTCTTCAGGTGCGCGGCGTCGTGCTGGTTTATGGTGTTGAGAATCCAAGTATGTCGTCAGTACACGTTCCAGTCGGGACGCACTGTGGTTTTTGGCACTCAGGTTTTGACCAGTTTTTATATTCTTGGCACTCATAACGTGTCCAACCCTGATACCCACACGCAGTCAGGATTAGCGCAAGTGCCCAAGCCAACCCTGCTGCGGTGAGTTTCCGAGTTACTTCCCCGTTAACCCGAAACTCTTATCTTGCGGATTTAACCAGCGCAAAACAACTGGTGCAATTGCTGCGACGCCTGCCATTGCAAGTGTCTTTGGGTCTGTCACACCTGCCATGTATAAGGCTAGTGCTGCTGCCATGAATGAGCGTGCCCATGAGGCGATTAAGGCTTTGGCTTTGTCCATTTTTTTGTTTTCTCCTTTGTCGGTTTTTCTCCCGATTTTGGTATTTGAATTGTTGGGTGTTCGCCCTTGTAAGGAACGAATTTGGGAATTCCAAACCCAACAATCTCTTTGCCAACGTTGCGCACCTTCACCATGACCATGCCACCATTTCGTTGGTCGCCTGTTCCGCTGGTGTTGCCTTCAATCGTCACGCATGTTTTGTCGTCAATTAAACCTACAACAATGCCAATATGAGAAATGCGGTCAACGCCGTCATGAGGAAAATCCATAAAAGCCAAATAACCCAACTGTGGCATATTTGACCAACGATTAATTTCTTTAAATTTATGCGCACCGATTGCAGTGCCCACAACTGAATGAATCTTGACGCCCGCTTGTGCGGCACACCAGTTAACGAAAGAACCGCACCAAGGTAGTCCGTCGGCTTTTGTAAATTTGCCGTACTTGGTGAGGTTGTCGCCTTCTTCAATTATGCCAATTTCAGCCTTTGCCACTTCAATCAACGCAGCCGAAGTACCTTGCGGATATATCTTAGTCAAGTGTTCCACTTATAGCCCAAGTGCCTTCAAGTCGTCAGTAGTAATGCCAAGTTTGGCTAGTAACGCTGCCTTGTCGGCTGCTGCTTTTGCATCTTCTGCTTTAATGGCATCATTTGCCAATTTGTTGATTTCTAATTGAGCCAATTCTTCGGCGTTCATTTCACGTTCAATGACTTCACCTGTTGAAACATTGTGGATTTTAATCATTTGTTTTGTCATTATGAAACTCCATATAATGTGTAAGTGCCAGCGGTTAGTGTATAAGATGATGAAGTGCTTATAGTTAAAGAAGTTATAGCAACAGCAGTTGCTGTGTTTGAATAAACACCTTCGGCTTTGGAATAAGTACTGCTACTATTAACAAAGTTAATTGATGCTTGTATATTCATCATTCCAGTTGTGTTTGTGTAATCATAAAATATGCAATTAACGTGATTTAATCCACTTGTTCTTGACCAAGTATCAGAACCTTCATTAAACTCAATAGCACTTCTATTTGATGCACCAGTAT